TTAAAAAGGGCAATCATCTTCTTTATCTAAGAAGTTTGTATTTGCTTCAATCGGTTTATCTAATTCCATCACGTAGTCTATTGGTTCTTTTTCACCTCCTTTGGTGAAATCCCTATCGCATTTAGGATAGCCACACATATTATATCTAGCTGAATCAATATCATATTCAAATCTATACTGTTCTCCTATCTTACCCTGATAACTGAATTTAGTTTTACAGTTTATAAAGTCAGTGCCTGCTGAAGTGTTCTCACTTTCAAAGGTTCGGTGGATCGTAAACCCGTTGTGCGTTTGGTTTCTGAAATCAGCAGAACCACTAACATCGTAAAGGGTTGGCGCTTCATAAGTACCGTCTTCTTTCTTTCTCATTTTAGTTGGGTGGGCTACTAAAAATATTTGTACATTATTTTGCTGGCAGAACGCTGTTATCCTAGTTATAACCCTGTCAATCCCTTCCTTTCCAGACATTCCTTTAGGCATTAAGACTTTGTTCCAAGCATCAATCATAAATATGTCTATGCCGAAACTAAATATCTGTTCTTGGAATTTATCGAGTAACCAATCCCAATCAACAGAATCACCTGAAACACCTGACGTTTGATAAATTCTCTTATCAGCCCATTTAACGAACCTGTTTAGTTCAATTGGTGTTATCCTATGGTTTGAATCCTTTCGTTCAAAGAATGGCTTCCCTATAGACTTCTGAGCCATGTTAGACAAGTGACTCTCTAACGGGTTGTGTTCTGGACTAAATATTGAAAGTTTTAAATCCATTTCGTCTATGAGGTTTAGAAGATACCACTCAGCAAATGTAGACTTTCCATGTGAAGGTATTCCAGTTATGACTGTTAATTGTCCTTGCATGGTGCTAAATATCTCGTGTAACCGCCCGAAACACTTCTTTCTAGGTACTATGGTTTTAGGTAAACCCTGTTCGTATAGATCAATTAGCTTGCTTTCTAAATCGTTTGCCGTGAATGTTCCACTAACAGGAAATTTAGTTTCACTTGCTAAACTTGTTTTTAGATTTCCGTTAATCAAATCTTCGTTAGCATCTTTACCTTTCCATTTTACGAATGAGCATCTGTATTTACCTAATCGGTGGGCTATCTTCTCCATAATCTTTTGACCTTTCTCATCACTATCTGTAGCTATTACAAAGGTTTTAACCTCCGTTAGATACTGCTGTGAGTTAATCCAATAATCGTCATTATCATTAGCTCCTGCTGGTAGGCTTACGCAGTTATTAAATCCAGCTTCTGACATTGCTAGAACGTCAAACTCACCTTCTACGATGTATATTTTATCGTGTCCTGTTATGCTGTTAATGTTGTACAGGATAGGCTTTCCGTTCTTTTGTTGCGTGAAGTTCTTTTGCGAATCTCTGTATTTCTTATTCACTAGAATATCCTTCTCAAAGTAATTAAACACCATGCAATTCCTTTCCTTTTGCACTTGTGGAATGTAATTCGTCTCCTCTGTGATACCATGTTTTAAAAGTGTTTGTTTGCTTATGGCTCTAGCTTCGCAGTACTTAACCAAAGCATCTGTAAAGATTGAGTATTGTTTCCATTCCTGAGTTGGTAGGCTATACGTTTTTTTAACCTCAAGCTGATTTGACTCTTTAAATCCTGTGGCTTCGCAGTGATGGCAATAAGCCGATCCAATATCAAAGTTAACCGCTAGACATAAATCTTTTTTATTCTTTCTTTCGTGGCTACAGCTTGGGCAGGTTGTTCTCTTTTGCCCTACTTGCGAACCTTTCACTTTTATATCTTCCCAGTTTAAATTTTTCATAGTGATATTCCTGACGGTGTATTGCCTTTGTTCTGATTAACTGCTTTGTTTTTGTTGTCGTAATTTCCTTCTATTATTTTCAGAAAATTTGTAGGATTCATAACCCAGTCAAAACTACATTTAAAATTTGATTTTCTGCCTTGTAAAAATTCAGAATCTTTTACTTTCTTAAAAGCATTAGTTAGCTCCTCTCTTCCATGTTCTTTTATTCTTGCTCTAACGTGTGTTTTCCTTCCTTCATTTATTGATTTAATCACAGGCAAACTCCAATCATAATTATTCCACTCTTTCAAAATTGATTTAAAATTAACCGCCTCTCTATTAGATTGTTCTTTCTCTTTCTCTTCTTCTTCTTCTTTCTCTTCCTTGGGGTCACTATTCGTTTTGCCCTTGGGAGGGGTCGGTGGGGTGTCTTGCGTTTTGCCTTGTAGGTCTGTTTTAAATACTCTTAACCAACCCTTTACAGAACTGTCTATAGCATTTATTTGACTTTCATAAGCAAGGTCTACAGGAAATTTCAACTCTTCTGGGTCTTCATTTAGAAATTGCTTATTAATTATTGACATCAAAAAAGATAATTTATCTTCATCAGTTTGCAATTTATTCACAACGTCAAAGTAACTTCTAAGGAAATTAAATGCCTTTCGTTTTGTGTGTTTCATTTTATTGAAATATAAAAGCCCCAGCTAAAACAAAAGTGCCTGAGAATACTTCGGTGATAGTGGGGCTAGATATAAAATTCTTTGAGTTTCTCAGGCTCTTGAAGTACAAAGATAGTTCTTTTTACCCTTAGTTGTACAATCTATTTATTTTATAATACATTTCTTCCTCAGTACCTCTAGTAGTACGGTCTTTGATTATGTTATACAAAGGAAATAAATTATCTTGAGTGTACTTGTTTTCTTTAATTGTAACTAGAAACCCTTTGATATGCTGAGCTTGTTCTTGGTTTACGTTTGAAAGCCTGTTTAATTCTTTTCTTTGCTTTTCAATTTCAACCCTTAGAAGTTTATTCTCTATTGTTGTTTTATCTGAATTGTTTTTTAATATATCACCGTCTAACTTAGCATCATAATCTAAAGAGTGCCAGTTGTCAAATGCTTCCTTACAAACTAAGTACTGTTCCCTGAATAAAGTATATGACTTTAAGTACTCATCTATGTTTCTGAGGTAATGTAATACGGTGGCGTGATCCATATTAATAGATTTAGAGATAACACTACACCCGTAACCCTGTTTATGTAACATATATGAATAAATACGCTTTGCGTTTACTATATGCTTAAATCTTCTTTTATCGTTTACAGGATCTACACCCATTTTATCATATATAATAGTAAGCATCCTGTTAAAATCTTTGTCTTTCTTAGTCATTTTGATTTGTTTGATTGTTATATTAATTCGGTTGATATTGCACCCATATCTGTAGCCCTTACAGCTATCAAATTACACATTTCTTTGGGAGCCTTGAATGTTAGTATTAGTTGACTTTTTTTGTACTTAATTACGTACTCTTTTACGATATATATTTCATCCATTAAATACTTATCTCTTAATTTTAAAGTACTTAGGTCGAAAGTTATGATGTATTTCTTCATTATGCTAGTGATTTAGATATTTTAATTAGTTTGTAAAAGCTAACATTATGTTTTATAGATGCGCTCATTATTTTATCTGATTTAACTTCTATTTCTTCATGGTTCTTTGCTTTACCTCTGATCTCTGTCATAGCGTTTAGAACTCTTTTAGAGTAGGCTAGATTGGCTTGTGCTTTCATTTTGATTCAATAGTATTATCCTTAGTTATATCGTATAAAGAAACATTATTAAAACAATCATAAAAAAACCCTTCAGGAAGTTCCTCTAAAGGCTCAAGATTTACATTGATATTAATGGACTCACCTTTTTCTTGAAAATGCCAATCGCATATATTAACGTCAATTACTTTACACCTGAAATCTTTATATCCATCTTGATTTTCATCTTGATTTTCATCTTCATTACATATAGTGTACATAACTGTTTTACCTATTAAATCTGTTAAACTATTCATTTTTTATAAAATTTATTAATTAATTTATACAATAATTCTGCTTGTGCTTTCATTTCTTTGTGCTTGCTTTAAATTCTAGTATTTGATGCCATACCATAAGACCGACTAGAAGTAAACCGTATAAGGCTTTAGGAGTGTCTGTAAAGGCTTCGTGAATTACTACACCTGTCATTAGTACATATATGGCAAACCATCCTAATTGAAAGCTTGCTAACTGTCTAGGCTTCGTGTTATCGAATAACCATTTAAAAAATTCTGTCATAGTTCTTTGATTTAAACAGCGGCAGCAACCGCTATTAATATTAATAATAATGTAAATGTAGCGGCTAGATTAAACCTTACATCTTCCTTGTTTGCTCTTTTTAAAAATTGTTTCATTTTGATTTGTTTTAATTTTCGTTAATATGATTCTCAACTTCTTCATAATTAGACTCTGCTGATAAATGGTCACAGTAATATAAATCAGTGTTACCTACTTTTCCTTTAGCTGCATGATCGCTAAATCTAACGCAATAACCGCAATGAGGGTCATTATCTAAGTACAAAGAATATTCAACATAAACAGAGCTACTTACTTTTGAAAATTGAACATTATGTATTTGGTGACCATTTGAAATAATTAGTTTTGAAAAATCAACTAAACCATTATAAATATCGTTATGGTTTTCTTTTAATGATGGAACTTGTACTGTTAATTCTGAAAGTGTCATTTTGTTTTGTGTTTGTTTGACAAATATACATTGTTATATAAAGCAAAGGATGAAAAAAGTAATTTATTTTAATAAAAAACCCCATTAGATGATTCTAACAGGGCTTTTGTTGTGTTCCGATGATACAAAGTAAGGGTAAATAATTCTTAATACTGTAACAGAGTAAGGGTAATTAAGGTTTGATCTAAAAGTAATGCGTCAAGTGAGAAACTCTTCCGTGTTCTTTGCTATGAATAAAACCTTCTACTGCTACCATGTTTAAATAACTACTATCTGAGTGCCATATATCGGCAGAACTTGGACTTCTCAAATATGTTATATTGCATCCGATATAATCTTTGCTCGATTGGTACTGCTTGACATCGGAATGATGGATATGGTGCAAATATCCGTATCTAAACTTAGTATCTGCCCATAGTCTAGGTTCATTTTGAGCCATTACCAAAGGTAAATCTGCGGCTTTGCCTTTGTCCCCGTGTTCAAATTCCAACATATTACCGTAGTATTGGTAATACTTCCTGTAAGCTGGTGAAGTTTTGAATGTTATATTTTCAGATAGTCTAAAATGAGCCGCTACGGTTTCAGCTAGAAAGCAGCCACTCATGAAGTCATGGTTTGAAGGGCAGTGTATAGCATCTACATCAGCAACCGCCAAACAAAGCTCTATACATTCCACGTAACACTTTTTTGCAATTACGAAAGCTGTGAACCAATCTTTATCGGTGTCCTGATTAGTACCCTTTGTAGTTTGCTTCTGTAGATTGTCGGTGTTTAGAACGTCATTACCCATAACGAAAACAATCTTATCTATATTGTATCCACTCGCGGCTTGAAGTAGTCCCTTTGTACCCTCTATGGCTCTCTCAACTGCTATCTCGCTATTGTAATCAGCTCCCGTTAGTTCAGCAGTGGCATATTTGTTAATGTGTAAATCTGCTATATCAATAACTAATAAGTGACCGTCCTTAGAAATACCTCTTTCAATCTTTGGGTACTTTGGAGAATGCTTTTTAAAACTGTCTAATAAATCTTTTTTGAAATCGTCTTTACCTTCTTGTTTAAACTCAGGATTCTTAACGAGTATAGAATAACTTTTACTTGTTTTATCCCAGTAGTATGGAATGTTTGTAGGTATTGTCTGAGCTTGACTGGCTGCGTTCTCTAAACCTTTACATGAACTCTTTTGATGCTTCGAACCGCTTTCTAGTTTTAAAGCGATTATTTTGTCTCTTGTTTTTTTGTCTAATCTATATTGACCGCCTTTGTTCGGTTCTAAACCTACCGCCCTTGCTTGCTCTTCAGTTGCTCTAATAGTTTTCTGACCCATTTGATTATGTTTGGTAATAATATAAACGCTAAAATAAACATTAATAAGATAAACCAGTTATTGATTAACCAGTTAAATAATTCAGAACGGTTCTTCTTCCTTAATTCTGTAGCCTCTTCTTTTAAAAGTTTAGCCTCAAATTTTAGTTTCTTGTTATTGGCTTTTAAGCTGTCATTAATTAATCTGAATCTTACTAACTCCGCCTTCTGTAATCTACCGTCTAAGCGTTCTTCTTTGTTGGTTCGTTCCTTTACCCATTTAATTACCGTAGTTTCTACCGGTACATTAACAGGTACTCTAATAGTTTCACCATCTACATAGACAGTAACGGTATCGGTAACGTAAATAACTTCCGCTTTTACGTGTCTCCTAAGTACTTCAGGGTCTTTCTTTATTGCTCTATTAATAAGCTGCTCAGGAGTAGCGCACCCTATAAAAATTAACGCAATCCAAAGGAAGCGCACCATTCTTTTACATTGAACTGAGGACATAATTTTACCCATTCGTTTGAAGTTATTTTTCCGTCTCTGTTAAGGTCTGGAGATAAATCTCGGTGTCCTAAAATTTGAGCTTTAGGAAATAATTTTTTAGCCTTTCTAATTTCTTTTAGCAGTGTCTTACGTTGGCTGTAAGTTCTATCATCTATATCCTTACCTCCTATGTATGAAATATGATAAGATGTACTATTATAGCCTCTCACACCGTTTGTAACTTTGTCAGGCGTTGCTAGTTCGGTAACTCTTCCGTGAAGGTCTATTATCTTATGATAACCGTAGCTTTTCCAACCTAGTTTATTTTTCCAATAACTTTTAATGGATTCGATTGTTGTACTTTGTGCAGTAGCTGTACAATGAATAACTATGTATTTAACGTATCTCATGCTTGTTTTAATCTAGTGTTTTCAGCTCTCAGTAAATCCATATTGCCACGCATTACTACAAGCTCTTGACGGAGTTCGTCAAGCTCTTTCTGCTGCTCTTCGTACTTTTCCTTCATATCGGTTACGAACTGCGTGTAACCGCCTTGCATACCTCCTAGAGCATTACCTTCTACTACCTTAGTATCTGCTCTGCCTTTTTTCCTACCGACTAACCAACCAATAACTAAAGGTAAAACTACTATTAATAAACTAAATACATTATCCCCAATCCACTCCATCTTCTTCTTTCTTTTATAATGTTAAATTTCTATTGATACGTTAAAATTCTCTGTCTTTCCTAGCGTTTCCTTTAGCTGAGATGTGTAATTATCACCTAGATAATAAAAGTCTACATCTCCGTTATCTTTATAGCTTATAGATGCGCTTATACAAGAGACTGTTTTTTCATCACTTCCTTTAGGTAAATCAATATCTGTAGCTGCTTTCGCTTCTGCTGATTCTAAATCTTTTAAACTGCTCCATTTCCAGCCTGTAATTTGAATCGTTTGCTTTGCTTTGTTTTTTCCTTTAGCCATGATTAAAACATTTGATAAAAGTCGTTAACATTAGTTTCTATAGCAGCCTCAGTTTTAACTCTGCTAGTTCCGTATAGAACATCTTCTGATTTGTAGCCTTTATGCCTTGCGTAGTGGTTAAAAGTAGAATCTAATCTATTAAACACAGAACTTTCGTTAATATAGTAAGAACCGTCTACACCAACTACACCGTTTAATCTAGCTGAAACTGTAGCAGGATTAGCTCCATCAGCGGAAGTTATGCAAATAAATCCGCCAGTTTTAACTAAGCTCGTGAAATGCTCTACAGATGGAGTAGCGTAAACAGATAATAATTTTGAAGTACTTCCTGAAATAAGCCAGTACCATGTCGAAGGGACTACACCGTTATTACTAGTTCCAATTCCTACTCGAAAACCATTCGCACCTACAGCATCTGAAAAGACAGATACATTTAAATTAGACCTACTAACATTAACACCGCTGTCTTCAATATCAAAAAAGTGGTTTGTTCCATCACATAGATGTGCTGGTCTGTCGCTTTCTGGGTCTTTTAATACCACACCATCAACTACTATAGGCGGCTGTGCAGACATAGAAGTTTGAGAGGCATGATTAACACCGCTACCACTTTGGTTATATCTCTTAGTTATATATCCGTGGTCACCGTTTGAAGTGCCTACAAAGGCTAGTAAGTTAGTTTCGTTTAGTACATATTCGTCATTGAGTAATACAAATGGAATATCCTGCTCTGTGTTATCTGAACTCCTTCTTACTTTTATTAAAGCTCCTGTATAGTCAGGGTTTAGTAATCTAGCGTCTGAATAAGCCAAATCAGCTTCCTCATCTGCTAATAAATAATCCCAGTTAGAAGTGACGTAGACTATCTCCGTTATACTGTTTAAATCTGATTGACAGCTATCATCATTACAGTAAGATGTTAAAGTAAAACTATGAGGTTCACCACCTACAATAGTACCGTTATCGGCAGCCCACTGCGTAAGGTCTATATTAATGTTATTTGCTCCAGTTCCTACAGTTACATAAGTCGTTTTAAATGCAGTCCAACCTGTGTCTGTAGTAGGATTATCTGAAAACATATTATCAGCTATATTCCAAGTGGCACTGAATAATTGTTCAGCTTCCGTATTGGAATAGATTATAAGTGTCTTAGATATAGCATCACTTCCGACTATGTTTAAGGTTGTTAATCCCATGTTTTAAGTTAACTTGTTTTATTATTACTGTACTATAAACTCTCCTTCTATGGTTATGTAATTATCTATAGTTGGGCTTGTAGGTTGTATAGAAAAAAAGTATTCTCCTATCCTTAAACCTGTAACCGTTTCTGACTGAACTTTGATTACGTCACCATCTATAGTAACATCAAATAATATTAAATTTTCTACATTTGTTTGCCAATGTTTTACTCGGCATAAATATCTAGCTGCCATATCTAAACCACCCGCTACTTCAGGTGATAAATCAAATGAAACTGAAAAAGGATGTTCTTTTTTAATCTCTATAGATTGCTCTTTTATATTTGATAAGTCTATTAACCCCATAGTTCAATATTTATATCGTTACTTTTACAACAATCTGAAGCCTCCCAAAATGGAAAGGTTTCTTTATTTCTATCTAAATATTTTTTTACATCTACAAAGATTTGCAACGCCCTCTGATTGTGTTTATCTCCTAATGATTCTAGGTGTTTAGTAGATACCCTTTCAGAGTGGTTTGAATCCTTTCTAACCATTCCAAACGATGTAGAAAGTACAGGAGATTCAGGAACAAACCTACCATAAGCGAAGTAAGACAAAACCTTTTCCAATCCTTCAAAAGAATAATTCTTATCTTCATAAGTGTAAGAACTACCAGCTAATAAAGTTTGATACTTTGTGTCTGTGTAGTTATTCACTAAATCATTATAAAAGTCTTCACAAACAATGCCTTTTAAGTCAATATACTGAGCCTCGAAAATGAAGCGTTTAAAGGTTTGTTTATCTACTCCTTCAGCTACCTGTAAGTTGTTCTGTACCGTGCCTTTATTTATAATTAAATCACTCATATAGTAGGTTCTATTTTAGGTGAATCTGTTTCTTCTATTGTGCCATCATCTGACATTATACTGTATTGGTTAATCTTCCAATCTGAATTAATAGGAACTCTAAAGTTTGTAAATAATTCCTTGAAAGATATTTCGTAAAGGTTTCTAACGTCTGCCGTGGTTTGGTTGTACATTGATTGTGCTACCTTCAAATCTTCTCCTGTGCTATTACCTAGTTTACCGCTTACCGCTTCGAATAATTGTACAGGAATGCTCCACTTTGCTCTAATCATAGTTGAACAGGTGCTTAGAAAGTGTTCATATTTCTCTGGCGAAGCATCATTCACTAAAGGAGTAAACTTGTATTTGGTTTGTTCCTTTAAATCTGTAGAGTTTGGATAAGGTAAACCGATAATTTTACCTGAGTTCTCCAATCCCATAGCACCCGTAATAGATTCTTTTAACCTTTCATTCTTGTTTTTATCTTCGCTTAGGACATATTCAAATATTTGTATATTCTCAAAGCCTCTTTCTACGGTAGAAGCGTAATACACACCCATTTTATTTTCTGTGTGCGCGAAGTTCTCTACGCCTTCTATTTTTCCTTTAGGGTAAACAGTATCGTCCTGCTCTCCTATAAACATAATCTGACCCTTATAGTATTCCCAACCTCCTGCTAGTTCAACTTGTTTCTGAATAACTACAGGGTCAGGGTTATATCTATCAAAAATCTCAAAGCTTTCTTTCTTTGCTCTTTTACCCCATCCTTTATTCGCTCTAACTATCTTACCGCTATAATTATTATCATCTTCTAAGCCAAATCTACACTGGCTAAAAGGTATTTTTTCAAATCCTACCTTAACGTATAAAGGATTATATCTTATATGAATAAAACAACCTTCGTTTTTAGAGTGATCTTTAGCACACTCATTTAATAAATGGTTAGGAGTATAAACCTTGTAGGGCTTATCTGAGATGTTTATTTCTCCTCCTGTAAATCCTGCACCTCTAATGAATTTAGAGTAGAGGTTAGCGCAGAATGAAGCTGTAGGACTTTTCTCTATAAGGTTCTCAGAAACAAGCGAGCGTAAATTATCAGCTCCATGAATCATGATACCCATAGATTTGTTCTCTAGCTTGTATTCTATTGGCTTATACTGTCCTAGAATCTCCATTTATTTCTTAGTTGTTTTCTTAGTTGTTTTCTTTCTGTTTTTATCCATAGGCTTAGTAGATTCTACTTCAGCTTTTAGTTCAACTTCTTCCTTTACCTCTACAGGCTTACCGTATTCTTTAACTCGAGCTTCCCAATCTTCTGGAAGTATTTCAAACATACTTTTTCTGCTGATTGGATTAGTAGATAAAAAAGCCTCTGCTTTATTGTCTGTGATATTGTGGTTACTCATAACCTTACCACCTAAAGCACTAACAGTCACTTGACCGTTACTCTTTAATTTATACGAACATTTAGTATCCATTGCGTAATTTTTAATTGTTTCTATATACCCTAAAAACTTACTAGGGCAAGTACTACAGCCTTTAGTAAAAAGCCATTTATATACCTCTAATACTACATCTATATTATTACCAAAGGAGGAACTACCGTTAAGTAATTCCTCCGTTGTAGCTTCTTTGATGAATGAAAGCTTATTTTTCATTTATTAAGATGTGAATAGGTTAGAAGCTATCCATGCTTCAGTAGTAGTTACATCAACATCTAAGAATATCTTTAGAGAACTTCCTTCTAAAGCTCCTTCTTGAGATACAAACTCTACTCCTCTAGTTCCTGATTCAGCATCGTAATCTATAGAATCAACGTCCATTTGCATTCCGAACTCTAAACCGCCTAATTTGAAATAGGCATTGTTTTCGCTCGAACCGTCTTTAGTTTTTACCAAAGAAATGAATGAAGCATTCTTCATTTTATCTAACTGAGACCAAGTAGCAGAAGTACCATCTATGATTCTAAGCTTCTGTCTGTGAGTAAAAGCCATACCGTAATCATCTCTAGCACCTACAGCTGAAAGCCCTAGACCTGTATCTATTGAATCTACGCTATAAATCTCCTTACCCGCTTTCAAAGCTAATGATGTAATAGTTACACCATCTGCATTTTCAACTACTCCAGTTCTATCTAAATCGTCTAAGTTTATTAGGTACGCCTCGAGCGTTCCTTGTGCTGGTCTATATGAACAATCGTCTCTGTCTATATTACCAGTAATTTTATCTACACACGCCATTTTATTTGTGTTTTTTTATAAATGGGAGGAGCTCTAACCCCTCCCGTTTGGTTAATAATTATGCAGTTGGATCGTAAGAACTAGCAGCTAATAAATAATCAGGGTTTGCAACCTTGAAATCTGCTCTGTATTTACACTTGAAGTGAACCTCATCAAGGATAGGATCTCTAAACCATTCGATGTCAGAAATTGCGTTCTGCTCATCCATACCCATTAATAGGTTAGCTTTAGTAGTTAATACCATGAAGTTAGGGTCGTGGTGATCTGTTCCTGAAACTGCTGTTCCGAACGTACCTTCTGTATCCGCTTTAGTATATCTGTCATAAACCTTAGAAGACTTCGTGTCATATCCGTTTATGTTAGAGATAGCTAAACCATCTGTAAGCATATTTCTAGTTGCATCCGTTGGGAAAGCTCCAGCATCTCTTAGCTCTTTCTTGAATCCTTGAACCATTGCATAATTACATACTTGGTGGTTAGGATCAAAATTGATAGCTAAATCTTCTAGCTCTATTGCTATATCAGATACTTTTTTAGTTCCGTTTAAACCATCATACTGATACTGTCTAGCAGTAATCTCATTCTGTGGAATGTGAACGAAGTTCTTTTGAAATCTTGTAATCGTTGAGAAATAAGCTAGAGTTGCGTCTAAACCTCTTTCGATTTGGTTGTAATCAGCAACGTCTACACCAGCATTGTTGAAGTAACCACCACCAGCTACTGTAGCCGCTGAACCGTTACCCATTAAAGCAATACGTCCGAAATCTCTTGTAATTGCGTTGTTCCCTAAAGACTCTAAAAAGTCTCCGAAATCAGCAGCAGTTAAATCAGCCTTTCTAATTCCTTTAGCTAAACCAAAAGAAAGGAAAGAAGATTTGAAATCAGACCAGCACCATTTAACGTGAACGCTTAAGTCCTTAACGTTCCATTTTTGTTGGAAACCTCCGATAGTCTTAGTGATGGAATTATCACCACAACCTGCGTCTGTCTTAGTTACCTTGTCCATTTGGTCAACAACTGCCAAAGGCGCACCGTTGGCAACGTCTGGAACTACTGTTAGCATTCCGTTTACATCGTCCTCTGCGATGCTGTTTATCATTATCTCAGCCGCTTCAGTAATGTATGTTTCTGAAGTTGAGAATGATTTAAAGTTAGCTTGAATATCTATAGCCATGTTTTAAATTTTTTTATGTTTTTATTTATCGTTTCTTTTATTTAAATACTCGCTTACTCCATCTGATTTAGATTTAGCAGGAAGTACTTCTTTAATCACTGTGTTAGCAGCAGGGCTTTGAATAGAACTCGCTAGAGTTATGTATTTAGCTTCTGAAGCTTCCGCTTGTGCTTTCATTTCAGAAAATGCTAGTTCTTGCGAAGTAGTAGATTCTTTGATAGTAGCTAAAGCATCTTTGAAAGAGTTAGCGCTGAAAGTCATGAACTCATTAGTATCTTCTTGGAATTGTAAGAAGTCTTTTTGTAGTTCTTTGAATTGCGCCTCCATTGTTTCTGCTGGAATCTCTTCAGCTACTTCTGGTTCTGCTTCCACTATCTCAGTAATTACACCGCCTTCTGTAGTAACGGTTAAACCGCTTTCAGTAACGTGGGCTGCATCTGGAGCAGGAGTTCCATCTTCGAGAGTTACAGAATCCCCAACTTTAGGTACGTCTGTATCGTCTGTATCAATGATAATTTGAACACCCGTGTCGAGTGTTTCTACGGCTTCATTAGCTAACTCTTCTGGAGTAGCCTTTAAGCCGTCTAAAGCTGCGTTAAATGCAAGCTTGACATCTTCTAGGATGTTTTTAATTTTATTACTCATATTTTCTTTTGTTTCTGAATTGAATAAGTGATTCGTGGCTGCTGGTTCGTCTACCAAATCAGAAGCACTAAATTTTATTAGAGTAGGAACTAACTGCTCTACGCCCTCGATCTCTTGAGTTTCTAAAGAAGCAGTGAATACTACAGAGTTACCCATCATATCAGGGTTATTTGCAGCCATTTTAAGGATATAGTTCCATGTACTAGTTCCGTTTACTAAGGTGTCTTTGCTTATATCGTCTAAGTAGAAATCACAATAGAGCGCATTTTCTACTATCCTATAATTCTTTTTCCTACCTATATAAGTTCCTAGTGATTCGGTGTACTCGTTAGGGTGTCCAAACCTCGATTTAATCCCTTGACCAGCATTACCTTGCTCCATTAAGTCGTTCAATAACTTAGAATCAAAATAATAACCGTTCTTATTTAAACCGTAATCGGCTTCTTTAACTCCTATTATAATACCCTCCTCTACATTGATAGAGCTTAGAATAGTGTTAGTATCGTTACAGATTATGCTCTTAATGTTTTCCACGAAGCAAAATTACTATGATGTTATTCTATTTGTTGCTCGATGGTTTGAGCATAAAGAGTTATATTAGCTTATTATATACTTTTAAAACAAACGGAAATGAAATACGAAAAGATTAATTTATTTGGTAAGCAACGGAGTAGAGGAACATTTGATGACTTCTTTAACACTGAAAAATACGACTCTTTGCAAGAGGCTTACGAATCAAAAGATTATGTAGAATGTGACTTCGTGAAAGATGAGGGCGGAGCGTTGCATATAGAGGCAAAAAACATTAGTAAGCCTGATGTAAAGAAATATCACAGACTTAATTACCAAAGCCCCGTTTCTGGACTTGATGTATCAGATGATAATGCTGGATGTGAGATTGCGTTTAGTTTGTTTTAATTGCATATAACGTCAAATAAGATGAGTAAGGCAAACAGAATAAATAAACAAAGGCGGTTTGGTTACCAACATCGGAGAAATTCGGTTCTGAGGGTTCGAGTCCCAGTCTTACTCATTCTTATTTTTAACGATTATTATATGAATAGTTATCTGGTAATTAACGGTAACAATTATGTTGTAAGTGATGCTGATAATGAGGTTGTTAATGATGCTGTACGGTAACGTCAGGTAATTATTTATATACATTGTTGTAAAATCGTTTTAATGTTTTACAACGGTGGCGGTAAGAAATCGTGCCGCATTACGAGTACAAATTTATCAAATTACACAGAACTATGAACGAAGATACAAACTTGAATAACCCACAGGCTGCGGCATGTTTTTTACCGCATGTTAGCTGCTGCCGTTTTATCTTTTTAGATATTGACGGTGTGATTGCTACTCCTGAAACTATTGAAGATGGGATGTGGGGTTTAACTCCTGAAAAACAAGATTTATTAGGATTGATAATTGAAAAAACGGGTGCAAAAATAGTGCTTAGCAGTAGTTGGAGAAAACATACAGTCGAAGATACTATTGAACACATGGAAGAACATGGATTTAGATTTTGTGATGAAATAGTAGGAGTTACTATTCGAGCTTATCATTATATTGAAAAAGGTATTCATTTATCAATTCCACGAGGCGTAGAAATAAAACAATGGATTGACACTAATGTTCATTCAAATAATGGCAAAGATTGGAATAGAAAGGTATTAGGCAAAGATTGGAGTTATGTGATTTTAGACGATGATTCTGATATGCTGTTAGAACATAAAGACAATTTTATACGATGTGATTCAATGGAAGGTTTAACTCTCGAACAGGCGAACAAAGCTATCGAGTTGCTTTCTTTCGGTTGCAGCTAACGTGTTGTATAAGAGCCGTTTTTTCTATGGCTTTTATATATTGTTACCCACCGTTTTACTGATAAAAAATATAAATATGATAACGATAACAAACGAAGATAATATGGAGCTAATGAAGAGGTTTGAAGATGACCACTTTGATTTAGCGATAGTAGACCCTCCTTATGGAATTGGAATAAGTAGTAACCCTGTTAGGCAACAACACGCAAAAAAAGATTGGGATAATGCAATCCCTACAAAAGAATACTTTGATGAACTATTTAGAGTTTCTAAAAATCAAATAATTTGGGGTGGAAACTATTTTGATTTACCGCCCACACAAGGTTTTTACATTTGGGATAAAAAACAACCTCACGATTTTAGCCTTGCAATGTGTGAAATGGCTTGGTCGAGTTTACAAAAGCCTGCAAAAATGTGGTCTTTGTCTGTTTTAAAAGAACGCAATAAAATACACCCAACACAAAAACCTGTGCAATTATATGAATGGCTTTTAATGAATAACGCTGAACAAGGTTTTGAAATATTAGACACACATTTAGGTGGTGGAAGTATTGCAATAGCGTGCCATAATTTAGGTTACAACTTAACTGCTTGTGAAATAGATTACCAATACTTTACAGATGCAACAGAACGGTTAAGAATAGCACAAAGCCAACTGACGATGTTTTAATGGTGGGTAACACCAAAAGAAGTGCCGTTCCTTAATGGCATTTCTTGACTGTTGATAGCAGTTATCTAAAATATTAATTG